CACTTCGTCATCGCTGACGATCGTGTCGATACCTACGACGCCGCACCCCATCAGGAGCGCGGTCTCGAGCGTCATCTCCTTCTTGATCTGGAGCGTCGGATCAATGTGGCATTCGGTCAGGTCGGCTAGGTAGTCGCGGCCCTTGCACGTGACCGCAGTGCCGTCCGTCCCGCGTTCGGTCATGTCGATGCGGCCGAGGCACTGGGAGTTTCCGTCGAGGAGCAGCTCCACCGGCTGCAGCTCTAGCCCGCGAAGTTTCGCGCGGTTCGTGTCGTAGAGCGTGAACTCAAAACCGTCAGTCGGAGTCAGGTAGGAAGTATCGAGCGACCAGCCCTTTTGCAGCACGACGTCGCGACCGAGCGCCGGGAAACGGATCGTTAGCTGTGGCTCGCCGAAGTCAGCCACGTCACGCCGCCTGAATGAAGCGGATGTCGGTACCGGCAGGAACGAGCGGATGCCCGGAAAGCTGCTGATTCAGCGCGATGAAAGCCTGCACGTTCATCTTCACGCTCTGCGCCACTGCCGCGATGGGGCCGCCGCCCGTGATCCGGTGCGTGATGCGGTTGCGGCTACCGTCGGTCTGGTTCGTGAGGAGCTGCACGACGGCGTTGTATCGAGCCTGACGCACCGACAGCCGCAGTGGCCACGTCGTTGGGTCTTCCAACCGGTCGAGCGTCTCTTCGATGTTCTCGACACGGAACCGGAAGCCGTCGATCGCCGCGCGATACCGGTCGCCGCTTGCTTCGATCTGCCGGCCGAATCCGTTGATGGCGTCGAGGATGTCTACCGTCGGATCCGGCGGCGTCTCTTGCTTCCAGTCGACGAGCTTCACCTGTTCGTCGATGGTCCGCGCGTCCGCCTTGTCGGTGACGTCGTGGACGGCGATGAAGTCATCGATCTCGCCAATCTCGGGCGCCTCGATGAAGTCCACCGAAACGTCGGTGCCGTCGCGCTTGTGGACGTCGACCTCGTGCGAGAAGTTCGCGACCTTGGCCCGGAACGAACCGAGCACCGGATCGTGTAGCTGCCCCGGCGTACGGTCACGGCAGGCCAGAACGAAGTCGGCAAAGACGTTGGAAAAGAGCTGCTTGTATGGCCCCTTGATGATGTCTTCGCGGAACGGGATCGTGTACGTGAAGCGCCAGTTTTTGACGCCCTGCGATTCGATCAGTTCCTTGTCACGGAACTCGAACTTGTGAACGACGTCGTCTTGCTCGAACGAGCCCTTGCAACTCGTGAGCGGGACGGTAATGCCGCGCCAACTGAAGAGCGGCAGGGATTTGAGGACGTCAGCCATCAGAGTCGCGCCCCTGTCGGGTCGGGTCCACGGTTCGGGCTGGTCACGGGACCGGTGGACACACCGGACCCCGACGCGCGTGTGGCCGCCGTGTTCTCGGCGAGTGCGGCCGAGTTCTTCCGCATCTCGGCGATCATCGCGTCGTACTGCTCTGGGGTGCTCGCCTTGCCGGCATCACCGCCCCAGCCGGTCTGGCTGACGTCCTTGTAGAGCCCGTAAGCCTGGTAAGCGGCAGCGCCGAGTCCACCGGCAGCGAGCGCCGCGGCGCCTCCCACGGCGAGCGCTCCGGCCCCAGCGGCCCCGAGTCCGAGGCCGCCCGCGGCGGTCCCGGCGGCACCGGTGACGGCTCCGGCAATGCCACCCACGGCCTTCGCTGCGCCGCCCTCGGCAATCAGCCCCACGATCATGTTTTTGACCGCGCTTCCGATCCCCGTAGCCGCCAAGTCCGCGAGAACGTATCCGGAGATCAGCTCCGGGATATGAGCCCACGGATTCTCGGATGCCCACCCGATGAGTGCGGCGAGCTTGTCGAGAACATCGCCGAAGAGCGGGATCAGCGGCTGCAGCTTTGGCACCAGCTCGATCAGGGCCGGAAGCAGCTTCGACCGAACCGCGTCCGTCAGGTTCGTGTTCAGGTTTTCTAGCTGCGCGCTCGTATCCTGCAGCGCGTGCGCGGCGTCGATCTGGACTTCCTTGAACGTGCCGCCGGCCTCGACGTTTTCCTGAATCATCTTGACGAGCGCTGCACGGCCCGCCATGTCGCCGGCTCGGCCGCCGCCCGCCGCGATGTCTGCCTTCTGATATGCGCCGACCAGCGGGTTGATGGCCTTGATGCCGCGGAGTCCGAAGATCGGTTCGATCTTCGTCATGTCGCCATGCGCGGCGCTCACGAGCTCCTGGATTACGTCGCCGAAGTTGCGCTGCACCTCACCGTGGCCGATGCCTTTGCCCTTCTCGAAAACGTTGATCCGCTTTCCGAGCGAACCACCCTCGAGTTCCTTCGCGTGCTTCGATAGCTCGGTGAACGCATCCACGAGCGCAGTGGTCGCCTGCTCTTTGCCGGCGCCGACCGTTGCGATCTGAATGAGCCCGCCAAGATTCTTGACGCCGCCCTCTCCACGCAGGCCGGCGTTCGCGGCAGCGGACGCGAGCAGCGGGAACTCCGCCGCCATGTTCTTGATCTCGAACGCGCCCTTCTTGCCCTGGAAAGCGAGCATCGCCAGCGCTTCCGACATCCCCTCCGTGGTCTTGATGTCGAACTTCTGCGACAGGTCCGCGGCAGCGGATCCGATGTCCTCGACACTTGCACCAGTGGCCGCCGCAACGGTGGCGAACGTCTGCAGGTTGTCGACGGCTCCCTTTAGGTCTCCGGTCTTCTCTACGAATGCGTGCGCGCCGGCCGTGACATCCGTTTGCGATGTTCCGGTCGCCAGCGCAGCGCCCTTCACGCGGCCAGACAACTCGGCCTCGCTCATGCCGTAGTCGGTGCCAGCGGCGCGCCCAGCTCTGAGCAACTCTCGTTGCTGGTGCTGTAGGTCGATTGCGGGCCCGATGCGACTAGCGGCGATTGCTCCGCCGGCGATCCCGGTGGCGCCAAGGATGGCTTTCCCGACGCCGACGGTGCTGCGAATTGCAGAGTCCGCGACTCGGCCGACGGTGGCGCGCCGTACGCGATCCCGGGCGCGCTCCGCTGCATCCCGAGCGCGCTGCTCGGTTGCGATCATCCGCATGCGGTCAGAATGCCCGCGCTTTTCCATCCGCTCGCGGAACGTCACCGTCTGGCGCATACGGGTCTCCCCGTATTTCGCCATGTCGTCCCACGCCTTCTTTTGCGGGTCGAGGCTGGCGCGAGCCGCGGCGGGACGAGCGCGAGCGGCTACGCGAGACTTGATCTTCTCCTCGTTACGGGCGGACTGCTCCGCCATGCCCTCGATGGTCTTGAATGAACGCTTGATCGCGCTCAGTGACCCGGTGGCAAATTCGTAGCTGAGGAGGACGGACATCGGTTACTCGCGCCGAAAGTTCCGCGCGGCTTCCTTCGCCATCTCGGGCGTGATCACTTCCACCGAATGCGGCGCCACTGGCGCAGTCTCGGTCTCACCGGAGGATCTGGATGGGCTTGAACCAATGCTTTCGAGCTCTGAGGGCAGCGAGCCAGACCAGCTCGTGCCAGAGTCCAAGCTCTTGCGGATCGATTCCAAAGTATCGGGAGAGCTCGAGAGTAGGGATTCCAGGATGCACGACAGGGAATAGGAACGCGCCGCCAACAACATGATCAAATCGTGTAAGGCTGGCAATTGCAGTCGCGCTAAAGGGTAGCGGCTGGCCCCCTCCACAAGCCGCGACACCCATGCGTCTCGCTCTTCCGGTGAGTCGATCGTGCGCTCAGTCGGTCCGTACTTCTCTTGAACGAGCAAGTAGAGGCCCCACAGAGCCATGATGTCGGCCTGGCTCATCGTCTTCGCGATGTCCTCGCCGCGTGAGAACACGCGCGGATACGCAGGAGCGCGCCCGGTGGCTTGCTGACCGATCGGATCTGGCCCGGTGCATGCGATGCACAGGAGTTCGCGCGCCACGGCGTCTCCGAGCGCCTCTCGCATGATTTCGCCGCCGAGCTCGTCAGTCCTGACCTTGCGCGCCTCGGTCATGTGTCGCTGCGCCGCGATGCGCGCGCGGTCCTGCTCGTCACCGGTCAGCACGCGAATCCGCACCTTCCCAAGCGGCTTCCCGTTCACGTCGTAGCCAGGGAAGTCGACGACTTCAGAAGGCTGCTGGCGCTCGGTGAGTTTCAGCCAGAGATCGGATGGAGATACGTTGTCAGGAGGTCCCACTGTGTCCCACTTTCGGAAATGAAAAAAGGCTCCGTCACAAGCCAGCGGAGAGTGGGGCACCGCGTAACTTGTGAGGAGCCTTAGTCCTCTAACGGCTTTCGTGTTGCGCCTTGTTCCCACTAGGGCGCAACTGCCGCGGATTCAAATCACTGCAGGCTCGTGAGCCCGCCTTCCCAGGTGACGGTTTCATCTGCAGCCGCGTTCACGCTCTGCGAGATGCTGACGTCCATCAACTTGCCGATGCCCGTGAAGGACTTCTGCCCGACCGGGATCTGAATCGGGAGTAGCGAGCCCGCGGCGCAAGTCTCTTGGAAAGGGAATTCCTGTCCGGAGATCGGGATCGCGAGCCCGAGCTTGATCGTCGTCTTGCCGCTTCCGGGAGTGAACCCAGCGAGACCCTCGAACGTGTCGACGCGAATCTGACCGCTCTCGGTGCCGAGTTCGATCGACGTACACTCGATGAGGTACTGGCCATCGACGAAGACGGCGAGCCGCGCATGTTCCCTGGGGACAGTAGCCATGAATGCTCCTCACGCGGCGATCCGCGCGATGTGTGATCGGTCAGAGCGCGCCCCGGTTAGAGGCGCGCGGGGGAATCAGCCGGGCGAAACCTCGGCGAGCAGGATCGTCGTCTGATGACAGATGTCGACCGTTCGCAGGTCGCTGCTCACTTCGATGCGGCCCGTGTTGCTCGGATCACGCTGCACGCGCGTCGCCATCTTCATCGAGTCGAGCGCCTGGAAGTGACCGTCCGCGAACTGATCCAATTCGCCGAAGTACCATTTCTTCCAGTTGAACGGAGTCACGACCTTGCGGCCAGCGATGACGGGGAGCCGCTGGTTCGTGTCGATGTTGTCGTCCGTACGGGGCTTGTTCGGATCCAGGAGCTTGTCTTCCTGGAGCAGCGCATTCCGCCACGTCGCGGAATCGCGCGCGAGGATGCGATCCGTCCACTCGTCGGAGATGCTGACACGGTGCGGCTCGGCGGCGCGGAAGTCGTCTTGACTCCCGCTCGCGTCCTTGCTCCGGGTCGTGACCGCCATGACGATGAATGAGCCGGCATCGTCGGTGCCGAGCGGCATCAGCCCGTCATTGATCGCGTCGTTGCAGTCCTGCTGCGTCGGGCGGCTCGCGGGGTCGTGGCAACCTTTGACATTCCACGTTGCCGCGCCGAATGGCGAGACGCGGTACAGATCGAAGCTTGCCGCGGAGGTGATTTGCTCGTCCGCCTGGAAGACGGCGCAGAGGTTGCCGACTATTTGGGCAACGTCGGAGTCGTCGTTCGGCGCCCATGCGAGCTGTAGCCGTTCGTAATTCTCGCCGACCGCGAGCGTCTGCCCGTCCCCGAGGGAGCCCGGGAAGCACGCAAAGCCTCGCTCACGGAAGCCGGGAATCGGCTCCGCTTCGGTCGAGATCCGCGCCTTGAGGTTGTCGAGACTGTCCGAGTCGAATGCGGCGACCCCGATATAGTACCGGCGGGTAGCCGCAAGCGTCGCAAGCGCCGCGTCTAGCGCATCCGCTTCGGCATCGGAACCGTCCGAACCGGCCGTATCGTCGCCGAGCTCTCCGGACGTCACATCCACGGAGATCCCGAGGCTCGTGTCGCTGATCTCGCAGCGCACCTGATACTGACCAGTCGTGCCGTCGCCCTGTGAAGCGCCCGCGATCTTCGATTCGATCGTCAACGCGCCGACGGTTGCGTTTCCGGTGACTGGCAAAATCGTTTTGCCATTGATCGCGTTCTGGAGCCCAGTCGCGACGTCGCTCTCAGTGTCTCCGCTTCGGAACACGTAGGAGCGCTTCTCGCCGCAAACCGTGACGGTCGCGGTGCCGGTGCCCGTCGCCGTTCCTGAGAACGTGAGAACGAGCGTCGCGCTGGCGCCGTCGCTCGCGAAGACGTACGGCAGCGCGTAGTAGTCCGCGTTCTTGTTCGACGTAATCGCAGCGTCGAGCGCGCGGTGGATGGGTGCCCCGGCGCCGCCACCGAGCTCCGCTTCCGATGCGGACCGGATGCGGTAGAGCGTGTTCGGCGTCCACGTGCCAACGCCATCTCGCATCGGCATCGGGAACACGATCTGACGCCGGCCGCCGGCAGCGGTGCTCGGGCCTTGTCCGAAAAGGATCTGTGCGTAGCCGCCGGGGTACCGCCACGAAGACGGGACGCCAACGATCGGGATATCAGCCATTGGTCTTGGGCTCCTTCACGGGCTCGGCCGCGGGCTTCGCTGGCACTGCGGGCTTCTGCGGCTTCGCTGGTGCCTTCGCGGGCTCCGCGGCCGCCTTGGCTTTTGCGCTCCACGTGCCATCAGCGAAACTGACGTCCAGGAGATCGACGCCGCATGCCTTCGCGGTCTCGACATCCGCCGCATACAGCGAACCGTCACGGCGGCAGACGAGCGAGAGGCGGCGCCCCTCATTGCTTGCCGAGTCGACTTCGTACGGCTTCTCGGTCGCCGGATGCGACGTGGGCTTTCCGTCTGCCGCCGGCTGAAACTTTCGGCCGACGTAACGCGGCACCTGGCCGACGAAGCGCGGCCCCGGAACGGACACGAGCGTGTTTCCACATGCGTAAAAACGCAGGAGCATGAGTTCTCCGAGTGCGCCGCCGAAGCTGGCGCGGTTGTCAGTAGCGTTCGCTAGCGATGCGAGCGAGCTTCGATTCGATTCGGGAGACAGCGAGCGTCGAGGCTCGAGAGAAGGCCCCGCGAATGAACCAGTAAGGCTTGGTGCCCTTGTGCCGGACCACCTTTTTGGAGATCCAGTGCCCGCTCTGATTCTTGAATCGAAGGACCTTCTTCTTATGTGGGAAGATCCAATGCGGTTGCGTTCCCTCTTCGAGCCAGAGAGCGCGCTTCGTATTGTTGGTGACACGGAGCACGTTTCCCTTGCTCGTGCGGACGACGCGCGCCTTCGTGGCGTCTTGCGTCTTGTGCGTTACGGGCTTGAACCCGGGACGCTGGTAGATGCCGGCGTTGACGACGTCGATTGACTCGTCGAGGACTTCCGTAATCGCGCGCTCGGACTTCTTCAGGATGGCGCTGTGTTGCGCCTTCAGAGACGCGATGTTGAATCCCACGTCAGGGCTTCGGCGCGGACTTCTTCGCTTCGCGCTCGGCTCTGATCGCCGCCCATGCCTTTTTCCCGTCAACCGGGATCACGCGCGAGCCGTCCGCCCAACGGAGTCCGACCCACCAGAGCAGGGACGCTTCCCCTCGCTCCGCTAGGTAGTAGGCGATGACCTCGTCGGTCCAGCCGTCAGGGAGCACGAACTCCTGCGTGGTCTCGTTGAAATACTTGTTCCCGATCATGGGCGCCGCGCACGGGTTGAACGCCATGATCGCGTCCATCGAGATTCTCCACTCGGCCATCACGCGCGCTCCACGATGAAGAATCGGATTTGGTTCGGTCCGCCGTCCTGCTCGACAGTCGTATCCAAAAGGATGTCCTGGAGCTGAACCGTCGGCGCCGTCGGGCTGATCTCGAACA